AGAGGAAGCTTTATGTGGGTCAATGGTATAAAAGATACTAGAGTAATTTTTAGTCCTCACAAAGATGGTAGATTTTTAATTTCATGGGTACCACCTAAACATTTACAAAATCGAGTGATTATAAAAAATGGTATTAAATATCCTGGTAATGAACACGTTGGAGCTTTTGGGTGTGATAGTTATGATATATCAGGAACTGTTGACGGTAAAGGATCTAATGGCGCTTTACATGGTGTAACTAAATATAGTATGGAGGATGCACCTCCTAATCACTTTTTTTTAGAATATATATCTAGACCACAAACAGCGGAAATATTTTTTGAGGATGTTTTAATGGCTTGTGTATTTTATGGCATGCCTATACTATGTGAAAACAATAAACCTAGACTATTATATTATTTAAAGAGAAGAGGTTACAGAGGTTTTAGTATGAATAGACCTGATAAAATATGGAATAGATTATCTCCAACAGAAAAAGAAATTGGTGGTATACCAAACACCAGCGAAGATATTAAGCAAGCTCATGCGGCTGCTATTGAAACTTATATTGAAAAATATATTGGACAAAACGAAGAAGGTTACGGTGATATGTACTTTCAAAAAACATTAGAAGATTGGGCTGGATTTAATATTAATAACAGAACAAAACACGATGCTTCTATTAGTTCTGGTTTAGCTTTAATGGCTTGCAATAGAAATTTATACAAACCTGTTGCTGAAAGAACTACTAAAAAAATTAATTTAGGAATAAGAAGATATGATAACACAGGTGTACTTTCAAAAATAAAAGAATAAATGAATATTTTACAAGGTAATCCAAACAGTTCATTTCCAGATCAGGTTGTTCCTGATGCAGAGAAAGCTACTTACGAGTATGGCCTGCGAGTCGCAAGAGCTATAGAAGGAGAGTGGTTTAGAAATGACAGGGGTTGGTATGATAGGTTTAATACTAATTATAACAATTTCCATAGACTTAGATTATACGCTAGAGGAGAACAGTCTGTACAAAAGTACAAAGATGAATTATCTATAAATGGTGATTTGTCTTATCTTAATTTAGACTGGAAACCTATACCTGTTATACCTAAGTTTGTAGATATAGTTGTAAACGGTATGTCTCAAAGAAGTTACAATATAAAAGCGTTTGCTCAAGATCCTGAATCTACTAATCAAAGAACTGAATATGCTTCATCTATAATGAGGGATGTACAAGCTAGAGAGTTAATTGAAACAATAAAACAAAACACAGGTATAGATTTATATAACACTGACAATCCTGAAACGTTACCTGAAAATCAAGAAGAATTAGAGTTGCACATGCAGCTTAACTACAAGCAATCTATAGAAATAGCGGAAGAAGAAGCTATAAATCAAGTATTAGAATATAATAAATATGATTTAGTTAGAAGAAGATTAAATCACGATTTAACTGTACTAGGTATTGCTTGTGTTAAAACAAGTTTTAATCAGTCAGAAGGAGTTACCGTAGAGTATGTTGATCCTGCTTGTTTAGTTTATTCTTATACTGAAGACCCTAACTTTGAAGATATATATTATGTAGGTGAAGTAAAAGCTATAAACATAACAGAACTTAAAAAACTATTTCCAAACTTAACACCTGCTGATTTAGAAAGAATACAAAAATACCCAGGTAATCAAAATTATACCAGAAACTGGAGTGGTAGAAACAATGATGATACCGTACAAGTTTTGTTTTTTGAGTGGAAAAGTTACACAAACCAAGTATTTAAAATAAAACAAACACCTACAGGTTTAGAAAAGTCTTTAGAAAAACAAGACACTTTTTTACCACCTGAAAATCCTAACTTTGATAGAGTTTCTAGGTCAATAGAAACACTTTGGTCTGGCGCTAAGATATTAGGTCATGATATGATGTTAGACTGGCGTATGTCAGAAAATATGGTTAGGCCGAACTCTAGTTTAGTTAAGGTTAATATGAACTATCAAATATGTGCACCTAGAATGTATAAGGGACGCATAGAATCAATTGTAAGCAGGATAACTGGTTTTGCTGATATGATACAAATAACACATTTAAAACTTCAACAGGTGTTATCTAAGATAGTTCCTGACGGTGTATTTGTAGATGTAGATGGTTTAGCTGAGGTTGATTTAGGTAATGGTACAAACTACAATCCAGCAGAAGCATTAAATATGTATTTTCAAACTGGTAGTATTGTAGGTAGATCAATGACACAAGATGGTGGTATGAATCCAGGTAAAGTACCTATTCAAGAGTTATCTACATCTAATGGTATGGCTAAAATCCAAGCTCTTATACAAACTTACGAGTATTATCTTAAGATGATAAGAGACGTGACCGGATTAAACGAAGCTAGAGATGGTACATTACCAGATAAGCAATCGTTGGTTGGTTTACAAAAGTTAGCTGCAGCAAATTCAAATGTAGCAACTAGACACGTATTGCAAGCTAGCTTGTACTTAACACTTAGAGCATGTGAAAATGTTTCGCTAAGAATATCTGACATGTTAGAATATTCTTTAACTAGCGATGCGTTAAAAAACTCTTTAACTGGATATACTGTTGGAGCGTTGCAAGAAATGGGATCTTTACATCTAGCGGATTTTGGTATATTTTTAGAACTAGAACCAGATGAAGAAGAAAAAGCACAGTTAGAAGCAAACATTCAAATAGCATTACAGTCTGGTCAAATAGATTTAGATGATGTTATAGATATTAGGCAAGTTACTAATTTAAAACTTGCTAATCAAATGTTAAAACTTAGAAAGAAGAAAAAGAGAGAAGCTGATCAACAAGCTCAAGCAGCACAGGCTCAGGCACAAGCTCAAGCACAGGCACAAGCTGCTGAACAAATAGCAATGGCTGAAACCCAAAAACAACAAGTATTAACAGAACAAAAAATTCAAGTAGAAAAGTCTAAGTCAGAGTTTGAAACTCAAAAAATGGAAATGGAGGCTCAAATAAAAGAAAGACTTATGCAAAGAGAATTTGAATACAATATGCAGCTTGCGCAAGCTAGAGTTGGCGCGGAAAAAACTAGAGAAAGAGAAATAGAAGACCGCAAAGATGAAAGAACTAAAATACAAGCTACACAACAAAGTCAATTAATTGATCAAAGAAAAAACGACTCATTGCCTAAAAACTTTGAATCCGCTGGTAATGATAACATTGATGGATTCGGTCTAGAGCAATTTATGCCTAGATAATTTTTATTAATTATTATATTATATTATGTCAAAAGAAGAAGTAAAAACATCTAGCGACGGCTCGTTAGAGCAAGGTGAATTTAAAATACCTAAGAAAAAAAGAGGTAGACCTAAAAAGCTAGTCAACAAAGAACAAGTTTCTAAAATAGATTTAAGTAAAAAAGAAGAAGATGCCGTTCAAGAGTCAAGCACAGAGAAAATTGTGTTACAGTCTACTGAGCAAGGAGAAGAGAAAGGGAAAGAGGTCGAAGTGGGATTGCAAGAAGTGGGATCAACACACGAAGAAGAAAAACCTACCGAAGAGGTTGAAGAAAAGCTAACGCCAATAGCTGAAATAAAGGAAGAAGCTGTAGAAGAAGAGACTGAAGAAAAAGTAATTGAAACAAAAGTTGAAGAAAAACAATTACCGGAAAATATAGAAAAACTAGTTTCGTTTATGGAAGAAACTGGTGGAACGGTAGAAGACTATGTTAGGATTAACGCTGACTATTCTAATGTAGATAATAATACTTTATTAAACGAGTATTACAAACAGACTAAGCCACATCTTAATCAAGAGGAAATTAATTTTATTATGGAAGATAGTTTTTCTTATGATGAAGAGATGGATGAAGAGCGAGAGATTAGAAAAAAGAAACTCGCTTATAAAGAAGAAATTGCTAAAGCCAAAGGCTTTTTGGAGAACATGAAGGACAAATATTACGCGGAGATCAAGTCGAGACCCGGTGTCACTCAAGAACAACAAAAAGCGGTTGACTTTTTCAATCAATACAACAAGGATCAAGAGATGGCCTTAGATAGTAGAAAACAATTTTTAAAAAGAACTGAAGATTTTTTCCAGAATAAATTCAAAGGTTTTGAGTTTGCAGTTGGAGAAAAAAGGTTTAATTATAAAGTTAATTCTAATACTAAGGAGTTTATTGATAACCAAAAAGATATTGACAATATATTCAAGAGGTTCTTGGACAAAGAAGGTAAAATATCTAATTTGAACGAATATCATAAAGCCATTTATGCTGCTCACAATGTTGATTCTATTGCAAACCATTTTTATGAACAAGGTAAAGCTGATGCTACTAGAGATGTTATAGCTAAGTCTAAAAACATCACTAACGATACTAGGCCAGTTCCTAGTGGAGACACGTTTATAAATGGTATTAAAGTAAAATCAGTATCTGGTGCGGATAGTTCTAAGTTGAAAATAAGATATAAAAATAAACGATAATTAAAAATTAAAAATCATGGGTCAATTTGACACTGGCGGGGCTTTTCCTCCGTCAATTGCGCCTTCTCAAGACAAAGTAACTTTATCTTCTAATTATTTAGAATTTAACAGTGAAACAGGTGGAGGCACTTTTTTACAACAATATCTACCTGAGCTTTATGAAGCTGAAGTAGAAAGATACGGAAACAGAACTTTATCTGGTTTCTTGAGAATGGTAGGAGCTGAAATGCCAATGGCGTCTGATCAAGTTATTTGGTCTGAGCAAAACAGATTACACGTGTCTTATGACAGTGTAGTTGTTGGTGGTACAGGTACTACTCTTACTGTTACTTTACCTGAAGAAAATGGTGATAACGCAGAATGTGCTATTAGAGTTGGACAGACTATCGTAGTTTCTGACGGACTTAACACTGCTAAAGCTTACGTTATTGACGTACAAGCTGCTAGTGGTACAGCTCCAAACAGAGCAGCTGTTATGACTGTTGAAACTTATACAGTAGCTGAATTAAACAGTGCTGGTATGGCTGACGCTTCTTCTGTTAAGTGTTTTGTATACGGTTCTGAGTTTGACAAAGGTACATTAGGTTTAG